ACACTACCATGTGATATGGAAGAACGCACCATTAACGAATTGCTCGCCAAATTTGGACAAAAAGACAAACGCATTATTTTGTACGGTAAAAACGCGGCGGATTCGACACCCGAAGAAAAATACAAACAACTTCTTGGACTCGGATTCCAAGAAGTCTATGTCTATAGCGGTGGTCTATTCGAATGGATGCTGTTGCAAGACATATATGGACAAGATGAATTCCCCACGACAAAAAAGGTCTTGGATATTTTGAAATGGAAACCAACGGCGGTTCTTGCAAGACCAAGAATTGGATATTGATGTAGGATGTAGAATGTAAAACACGTAAATAATCCTAATCAAAAATAAGCGTAGATATCGTTTTGTATGGTTCTACAAGTGTCCACCCTTTTATTTTTGTCGTAGTCGTCGTCTTAGTAGTCGTTATCGTCTCATTTTTGCGAACTATCGTATTATGTTTTACACCATGGAAAAACAGCGATTGCGAGGAGGGCATCAACATAAAAATCACAATCAAAGCCCTCAACATCATACTGGTTTGGGTGTATTACAAATATATAGAAAGGTCTAAAAATCTCTATATACCTCTTTGAAGATTGTAATCCGTACAAAGTGCGGAAATAAGCGTAGATATCGTTTTGTATGGATCTACAAGTGTCCACCCTTTTATCTTTGTTGTAGACGTAGTCGTCGCTATCGTGTCATTTTTGCGAACTATCGTATTATGTTTTACGCCATGGAAAAACAGCGATTTCGAGGAGGGCATCAACATAAAAATCACAATCAAAGCTCTCAACATCATACTGTTGTGTGTATTACAAATATATATAGAAGGGGCTAAAATATCTATATACCCTTTTGAACATTGTAATTTACACAAAGTGCGGATAGTGATCAAATGTCTATATGTTCGATAAATGATTCCTTATATCCATCCAACTAAAATACGGGGTTCCGAAGAATCGATCGCCAAGCCTCCATCCTAGCCATCGCATTCCGATGCAAGTCCAAGGATAATGCCTTGGAAAAATCGTGTATAAAAAGACCGTCTTTATTGTGCAAAAAAACGCGGGTTTCAAAAAGGTCCTCGGCAGACAAAAAGGCCGCCTTGATATCCCGATTGTTTCGATGGATGTGATACAGCATACTCCTGTCAAAATCATACGCAGCTAACAAATCCGCCTCACGCACAATGTGGTATGCCTTTTGATATGAGCCAAGAGTAGGAAACCCCCGTTTTTTCACAGTAGAATATGACATGGTTCGAATGATATCTTGGACAGCGACTCTTTCATCTCGACTATATGCCGGTAGATCGATATGAGAAGATGGAAGGAATGCACCGGGGGATGGATTTATCATTTGTATCTTGTCCAAGAATGCGTCTATTTCATATAAACCTTCTTTTTCAGAAACGTATTTTTTGTCGCACATATCATGAAGAACCGCCGCCGTATAAATAATGTGTTGTTTTTCTTGCAACAAAGGCGATTGGATAACCTCATGTTCATAGATCTTGTGGGCAAATTGCAAAACATCCATACTATGTGAAAGACCGTGCGATTCATCAATCCCATATTTCGCGGACGTTAACAAGACATAGTGGAATAGTTTGGCTAAAATAGAAGACATTCGCGTATTCTTGGTATTTCAAGATATGTTTTTACGTTGTTTCTTGGTATAACATAATTTGTATACGTATATTGTTGACTTCTTAGATCCAAGGATCCAAGGATCCAAAAATCAATTCGGTCCAAGAATATACGTAGTCGTCGTCCCAATATTCTTTAAAAACACATTCTCTTTGGCTAAAAAATCGACATCTCTCCCAAAATCCGTTTCTTGGGCAATTTCATAAACATGTCGGCTAATTTGGATCGTTCCTGGATCGGCGGTAGTTTGCAATCGGGCAGCAACGTTCACCGTATTCCCGATAACGCATAAACGCGGGATCTCGACACCCAAAATACCCACAATCACTTTGCCAATATTGATCCCAATACGTAATTGCAGGGGTTTGTTGTTCGGCGACTTTACATTCCGGATTTCATTCATGAATTCCATAGCCATCAGTATTATACTCCTCACACGTTTATGTGCACCATTATCAACTACTTCGTTTGAAAATATATCTCCCACCACCATATATGCATCACCAATCGTCTCTATTTTCTGCAAATTCCCATAACGTAAAACAATATCATCGAATCGGGTATAGATATCATTCAACATTTTATAGATAACGTCGTCCGGATACGCTTTAGCTAACTCGGTATAAGAGACAATGTCCGTGAATAAAACACAAACATATTCGTACGTTTTATATTCCTTGGAATTCGTCAAATATCGATCCTCTAGTTCCAAGGGGAGAATCTTTTTCAACAATTCCAGCTTCAAATCCGTTGTATCTGTAGGAACAAAACTGGATAATTTACTGTTCAATTGCAATATTAATCTATTGCACGCGGGCGTAATATTGGTACTACCTTCGAAGCGTTTTATCGACTTTTTCATTGCACTCAATAACGAAACCGATTGTAAATCCACACTGGTTTTTATGTTGTATATCTGTTCTTCGTGATCGACTACGATAATCATAATAGTTAATTTGGCGACCATATCACTCAACATGTAAAAGATATAAATTTCGTCTGCACTAAAAGCACTGATCTCTTCCAACAGTGCAATAAACGAAAACAACGTCCAAATATAAATAATGAATTGTGTGTATCTTTTTTGCTTGAATTCGAATAATCTGTAGATGAAATAGGCTTCAAATAAAAATAGAGATAGAAAAAGTATTGTATTCGCATATTGGTGAAGCCAAACTCGGCAAAAGGGATACACCAGAATATGAATCCCATTTGATAGAATATGGTATTGCGCATTTACATCGTATAGGGTTAGTTGATTCATGTCTCCGTACATTTTCAGAATCAACGGTGTAGTAAAAAGCCACATGATTATTCGCCGGTAATCATGTTCGTATAAAGTTATCGTGTTTCCAAGAATGATTTCATTTGAAATGTATTTTGCGTAAATTGATGCCATGGAAAATATGGCGTATTTTTTGATCTTGGAAAATACCAATAAATGTACAGTAAAAATACAGAGGATTGATAAATTGAATACATTTGCACTTTGAATAATCGGAAATATGTGTTCATCGTATAATACCAATTCTCTTGGACCTTGTCCAAGATGGAATATTTCGAATTTGTCAAAAACGAACGGTTTCAAAAGAGAGTCTAATTGGAAATAGAGTAGGGTAAATCCGAATAATTTGATTATTTCATATACTAAAGTATTCATAACATAACTGATTTATAGTGGTATTTTATTCTTATGTCCATCCAACATGCTGATAATATATTCTCATAATATACGAGGTTTTCTGTATATTATGAAATGTTCGATTTGTATGACCCTATTTATTAGAACAAAAACTACAGAGGATTTTCTTATACACCTTTGAACATTGTAATTCGCACTTTGTGCGGATAGTGTTCAAAGGAAACGTTGCCGATAAATCAATTAAGACGCACACTCTGTGTGCGAACTTAAATGTTCATCGGTGTAAAAAAAGAGAATGCGGAGAAGTATCTGTGTAATATCATTGACAAATTTTACAATAGTAATTGTCGTAGCGAGGTACTAGAAAATATGATTTGGCGAAATGCATTGATACATGAAGCGACACTTTTACGACCTTTGCAAGAACCCAACCTTTGCACAAAACAAGGATGTAGTAAGAAGATTTGCAATTACTGTTTTCATAGGGGCGAGGTTATTTGTATTATTTGTGCACGATTACTGCAATCATAAGTATACCGATAAATAGAAACTGTATTTTTATTCTATGGAATAGCGGTAGAAGCTTTTGTAGCGGTAGAAACGGTAGAAGCGGTAGAAGCCTTTGCAGTTTCTCGTTCGGCTATTCTTTGCGCTTTAATTGCCTCTTTTTCGGCGGCTTTTGCCTCCTTAACAGCAGGATCAATATAGGGTTCATATCGCATCTTTCTTGAACCATCGCAATACACATGTAAATCACCCTGTTTGATTCTATCTATAAAGCGTCTACTATTCAAAACCATCTGGTCTTCACTTTGTATTAATTCCGATATTTTTACATAAGCATCATCCACATTGCGTATAACATTGTCGGTACTTGTGCCCTCTACTTCAGGAGTACCAAATTCGCCTTCATATTCGATTGAATGCAGCAAATTATGTAGTCCTGTATTAATATGTTGATACTCATTCTTAATACATTTTTTAATCTTATACAACGCCGTCAAATCATGAGACATGTTTCGTTTTGTAGAATTAATATAATGACTACTTTCCTTTAACCAGTGAAAACCAACGTCTTGTCCACAATCAGGATCGCATAGAGGTGTATCACACAACGCTTTACGTATAGCACGTGAATTCGATTCAGCATTATCACGGAAATAGCTTCTACCATAATCAATTATTTTTGCAATAGATTTTGTTTTGAATGAAATAATATGAGGTTCTTCTTCGGTTGAATCCGGCAAATGATAATGACACAGAAAATAGTGATTTGGTTTTGCAGAATACAACAAAATATTGTCCAAGTGAAGATCATAATGTGTAAAATTGTTTTTCATAAATGCAAGAGGACAATATATCTGGAACAAAATAGGCAATAAATCATATTTGAAAAAAATTGTTGCATCTTGTACATTTTCATTCATGAGATAGTCATATACTGAGTGTGCTTTAGCAACGTTTTGTATTAATATAGATATGTATTTTGAATAATAGCACCCTACAGCTAAGCCTGCCTCGTTCAATAACGTGAGGCTGTTTTTAAGAGTGTTTTTATTGTTTCCGTTTCCTATAAGTTTTCTCCAAGCAGCAACTGAATTATATTTATAGAGACCGTATGTTTCCAAAAAACATGGGAAAATACGACACATTTTATTGATGTATTGTCCTACTAAATATTCATACATCAAATTATCTAACTCATCATCGCGCGACGATTTCAATACACAATAGCTAACATATCCGTTTTTTTCATACTGGATACTATTTACGAAACCATTATTCGATTCTTGACCAATACGTTTCACTTCATCGACATGTTCGAATGATATAAAACCGTCAAAATATTCCTTGATTTTATCTGATTCTTTTCCAAACGCCATACATACACCTGAATCATTACACACGGATTTCAAGAATACTTCTATTCTTCTACGTCTTGTTTTGCGGAAAAAATCACCAATAACCTTTGCTTTTACTGATCGAATGCGACTACTAGATGATCTTTTTTTAACCGCAGATACAGCACCCGATGCGGAAGCACTAAGCCTTTTCATTCTTTTTTCTGTTGAAGCAGCCTGTCTTTTTTCCATTTTTTCTTCTCGTTCAATCGCTTTTTCTTTTGCTTTTTCTTTTGCTTCTTCTTTTTTAGAACGTGCGGCAGAAGCAGAAGGTTTCTTTTTACCTCCACCTAAATACATTGTAATATTATATTATACATGGATATATTTTATCGGTGTGTACTATGCAAATGCAAGTTGTTGAGCATTATTTTCCGGTTTATTTTTACGTAAAGTACCATTACGTAAAGCTATCATCAAATTCTTTTGATCTTCTGCTTTCTTTTTCATCATTTCAGCTTTGATTAAAGGGTTTTTATCTTCATATTCTTGTATAGCTTTAGATAAAGCCTTAGATCGATTTGCTTTGTGTATTCTCGCGTTCTTTATTATAGCTTTAATTGAATCAATTTCTTCTTTTTTCTGTTCTGCATCCACGTAGGGTACATAACTGAATTTTTTCGATCCATCACAATAGACGTACAAATCACCCTGTTTTTTGCTTGTAAGAAACCTTTCATCATTTAAATACTTTTCTTCTGTTTTTTGCATTAAAATAGAGATTAGTTCATATGCATCATTTACATTATATACATGATCATTTACATTATATACACGTTTTAATACTTTAGTGTCATCATATATTTCCTTGTTATTAAGAATATCCTTAACAGACGACCATAATAATTTATGTAGCCTACTATTCAGCTTTTCATAATCTATTATGAATCTTCCTTTTTTGTACGATTTTTGAATTTCTATTAACTCGTCTTTGATAAGTTTTAATGTTTTCAGATCGTATGACACATTTCGTTTACTACTTGAATTTTTATATCTATCAACTTGGTTTAACATGTGAAATCCAACAGCGTTTCCACAATCCGGATCACATTCAGGACTTATATTACACAGCGCGTCATGTATAGCATATGAATTTGTACCAGAATCATCATTAAAATAACTTCTACCATAATCAATTATTTTTGGGATAAATTTTGTCTTGAATGAAATAATATGAGGTTTTTCTTCGGTTGAATCCGGTAAATGATAATGACATTCAAAATAATGATCCGGTTTCGCAGAATACAATAAAATATTGTCTGGATGAAGATCGTAATGTGTAAAATTATCTTTTAATAAAGCAAGAGGGCAATATATCTGGAACAAAATTGGAAATAAATCATACTTAAAAAAACCTTCCATATTTTCTTTTACTTTTATTATGTCATCAATGTGCAGAAATGATTCAGATAACTCAAGGGTTTTAAATGTCTTGATTTTATCATATTGTGCAAGCTCATCAAAGTACTGATACATAGTTTTTGCATCCGCAACGTGTTGTATTAAAATTGCTATATGTTTTGAATGAGTACACCCTGTAGATAAATTAGGCGTATCTAATTTCTCTAGTCCTTCTTTCAATAATTCTACACGATTTCTTGACTCATCATAACCTTGCATTTGCGACCATTCATCATCAGACTTATACTTGTAGAGTCCATATGTTTCTAAGAAACAAGGGAAAATACGTGATTGTTTATTAATGTATTGTCCTACTAAATATTCATACATCAAATTATCACTAACCACATTCTTCTTATCTTGTTCCAAATCCAATTTACACGATTTCAATATACAATAGCTGATATATCCATCTTTTTCATACTCAATACTATTAACGAATCCGCTGTTTGATTCTGCACCAATGCGTTTTACAGATTTCACGTATTCAAAATTTGTAAATCCGTCGAAATAATCCTTTATTTGATTTGATCCATTTCCTAATGCCATACAAACTCCCGAATCATTACACACAGATCTCAAAAACACATCGATTCTTTTCTTCTTTGTTCTTCTAAAAAAATTAGTAATAACCTTAGCTTTTTTCGATCGATTACGTAGTATTTTGCGAAAAAAATTAGTAATAACCTTTGCTTTTTTCGATCGATTACGACTGATACTAGATCTTTTTTTTATAGAAGAACCTGGAGTAGAAGAATCCATTTTTTATTTTTCCAAAGACACTATCATATATTGATATATTTTTGCAAAAAAAACAAACATAATCGATAAGAGAATACAATAGAAAGAAGTGTCCATAAAATTGATGTAGATACACCTTTATAATACGTATTATAAAACCACCCACCAAAAAAACAAATCAATCAAAAACAATGGATCTATCACAAACAAAATTGTCCAAGGCTGAATGGCTCAATGTTGAAATACCGGTTTCTGAACAGGAAACCGGTATTTTGAAACTCATCAAAGACGGATATCATAATGTCAATCTACGTAGAAACAACGCCTTGTCTCTTTTGGGATATATGAAGATTGAACCGACTACTGAGATTCATGCGCAATTATACAAACAATATTTCGAACCCGATATTATTAAAATGATAGCACAGTCAAAATCGGGGTATACTGATTGCGCGGAGTCCAAGACGACCACCAGTAAACCCGGCAAAAAAAACCAGGAAAAACCCCTGAAAACGAAGGATCTCATTCGCATCCAAAGTATGGACAGTAAAATCGGTGAACAACGTAGCCAACTCTTTGAGTTTATATTATTGGGACTCTGCAAAACCATCATTGAGTCCAAGAAAGACACCGCATTCTCACTCTATACCCTAATACAATTGAAAAAGGCGACCATCGCACATTTGAATCCACAGGTAATGGCGTTCGTGGATCGCGTCATACTCAAAGCCGAGTCTTCCTTGGACATGAACCGAGTGTTGCAAGAGGCATACCAGTTTATCGAGAAGAATCCAAGTCTACTAAAATACGAAGACCGAACACTTTTCGACCATCAAAAACAGTTGTTTACGATCTTCCGATCCGCGCCTGCGACACCAAAACTGGTCCTCTATATTGCGCCCACGGGTACTGGCAAAACATTGTCCCCCATTGGCTTGTCCGAAGGTCATCGCATCATCTTCATTTGCGCAGCTAGACACGTAGGATTGGCTCTAGCAAAATCCTCCATTTCAGTAGGCAAACGAGTTGCTTTTGCTTTCGGATGCGAAACCGCGTCGGATATCCGCCTCCACTATTTCGCAGCTTCGGAGTATACGCGGAATAAAAAAACGGGGGGAATTGGCAAGGTCGATAACACAATAGGAGACAAAGTCGAAATCATGATATGCGACGTCCACTCCTATTTGGTTGCCATGCATTATATGTTGGCTTTCAGTCCTCCCGCCAACCAAGATGGCGAAACCGGAAACCAAGGAAACCAAGACTTAGATTCTCAAGTGTATAGAGATCAAGACCTGATAACCTATTGGGATGAACCCACGATAACTATGGACTATCTGGATCATCCACTCCACGCAATCATCCAACGTAATTGGCAAGAGAATCGCATTTCGAAGATGGTCCTTTCTTGCGCTACGTTGCCCAAAGAATCGGAGATCTTGGACACCATCATGGATTTCCGTGCCAAGTTCGCCGGTGCGGAGATACACAGTATCTGTAGCTACGATTGCCGTAAATCCATCGCCGTACTCAACAAATCGGGCAAATCCGTAGTTCCGCACCTCCTCTTCCCCGAATACGCGGATTTACAAACCTGCGTACACCACTGTAATGAAAACAAAACCCTGTTGCGGTACTTCGATTTACAAGAGATTGTCCGATGTATCGATTTAGTACACAAAACCCCGGACGCGCTTACCGAACGATACCGTTTGGAAACCTATTTTGCGGATCAGGGAATCCAAGGAATCACCATGAATTCTCTAAAACTCTATTATTTGGTGGTTTTGGAACACATTGCACAAGACTGCTGGCCCAACCTATACGATACTTTAGCGAAAGGGCAAAAGACCAAGTTTAGTGCGAAGCTAACCGGCGTGCAAATAACCACGGAGGATGCGCACACATTGACCGACGGTCCGACCATCTTCTTGGCTGACGACATCGATAAGATCGGCCGGTTTTACGTGCAACAAACCGCCATTCCTCAACGCGTATATGAAGCCGTCTCAGAAAAAATCGCGCAAAACTCGGCAATCCAGAAACGCCTGGACTCATTAACCCGCGCATTGGAAGACAAAGCCGCGGGGGAGCTGGAGAAGGAGAAAAAGGTGGAGCGCGAGACGCTGAGCCCCGAAGTCAAACGCTTGATGGGCGAGATTGAACAACTCCGGAGTCAAATCAATATAGTCGCGTTGGATCAGGTTTACCTACCCAATACGGCGGCTCATCAGCGTCATTGGGTCAAAGACGATCGTATTGTGTCCAATGCATTCACCTCCGCAGTGGACGACGAGAGTATTCGCGATGTTATGGCGCTCGACGTTCCTGATCAAACTAAACTGTTGCTCCTCCTCGGAATCGGGGTTTTCGACGATCAACGCCGAGCCAATGCGCAATATATGGAGGTCGTCAAACGCCTGGCCTATCAGCAACAGCTCTTCGTTATCTTGGCGTCGTCGGACTATATTTACGGAACGAACTACCAGTTTTGTCATGGTTTCGTGGGGAAGGATTTAACGCAAATGACGCAGCAGAAGACGATCCAGGCGATGGGACGCATTGGTCGCAACCAGATGCAACAGGAATATACAGTGCGTTTTCGCGACGATGCCGTGCTAACACAGCTCTTTCAAGCACCCGCGGAGAACCGGGAGGCGGTCATTATGTCGCGGCTGTTTTGTAGTTAATGTGTATCGGTAGATAAATGTATTTACAAAACAGATAGAGAAATCCACCTTTTTGTAGACAAATGGCTACAAAAACACGGATAACCCTTAATTTTCTGTAAATATGGGTATCTTGTAAAAATCGTGCAGTGTTTTTTGAAATGCGCGAACAATATCTTTTTCATGCATAAATACTTCCACATCAGATAAATGATAAATGTTTTGCAAATCTTGGTCAATCAAACATTTCATTTTATATCCCCTAGCATAATTAATTGTGGATGTTAGTTTAGACGTGTAATACTGTGGATGTGTTGATTTTGTTATCAACGGTAGAATACAATAAGCATCTAGAAACTCTTGATGATATTCGATGAATTCCAAATCATTTCTTAATACGATTTTATCTTTGTATTCCTCTAATTCCAGTGGCAAAACGCCTCTACCTACCATTTTTATAACAAAGGGCAGTTTATAATCTACATCTAGTATATTTTTGAGCAATTGCAGGTTTCTTCGACCCTGATTTAGGTTTCCTTGAACAATGTATATAGGAATATTTGATCGTTTTTTTTGATCACTATATGGCAATATATCGGCTACAATATTTTGCTTAGCTAACGGTGTTAAAAACCACACATTGGATAACACCTCTAGACGATTAGTGATTTGATGAGAAATATAAAACTCCTTGTTTGAGTTCTTTACTATATCATCATAATCTATATCGTTTATTGTTATAGAGATAGAATAATCATATTCATCCGGAATAGAAAACTGTATATTTGCATATTTTGTCAAAATGTATGATTTAAAACTAGGATTCTGCTCTATTGATAAATAAAAAATGACGTCTTTCGGTAAAATGGAAGTGTGTAATATTTCATT